TCATTCTGCAGGTTCCTCGGGGAATGGTGCGCTTGGCAGCAACAATGGTCGAATCATCCGTTCGACTTAGCTTTATTAGCCAAAGGCTGGGTATACCGTACCCAGGAAGAAGCAGAAGCTGCATTGCCTAAGGTGGCTGCAGAATTTGGTGTAGAGTATGCGCTGTAAGGTAATACCAATTACTCTAAAGCAAGCCAATAGTTTTGTAACTGCAAATCATCGGCATCATAGTAGTGTTGCCGGATGCAAGTTTGCGCTAGGCTTAACTGATGGTGAGTTGATAGGCGTTGCAATCTGCGGCCGTCCTGTTAGTCGCTTTTTGGACGATGGCTTAACGCTAGAGGTTAACAGGCTTTGCACAGACGGCACGAAAAATGCCTGCTCAATGCTTTACGGAGCGTGCATCAGAGTTGCAAAGGCAATGGGATATAAAAAAGTTATCACATACACGCTAGAATCTGAAAGCGGTGCGAGTCTGAAGGCCAGCAATTTTATCGACGATGGCATTGCAGGTGGTGTGATGTGGACAGGCAAGCGTAGCGGTAGGGATAACGGCGTTCCGCATGAAATGAAACGTCGGTGGGTGTATGAAATTTAAAAGAGAAAACTGCAACATGTTGCAAAAATCCCTTGTAGCTGTTGCAAAAAAAACGCAACAACTCAAACTCCCTTGAAAAAGTTGTAGTCGGGGACAAAAAGTCCCTTGAAAAAGTTTAGGAGGCAGAGGAAATGGAAGAAACGACGGTAACAGTAATGAATCGCTACACATGCTATCCGGTATCCGAATATATGTGCAACGAATGTGGCGATATATTTGTTGACTCAAATGACAATTATCAATATTGCCCTCACTGTGGCAGAAAAATTGTGGACGAAAAGGAGTGAAAAGAATGCTGATTAAGATTGGCGAAACGCAATGGATTAAAGCAAAGAAAATAAATGCACTAAAAACATGTCAAAGAGGCATCAAGAAACAGTGGGATGTTTACGTGCATACAGACAGAGAGAAATGTGTCTATGGCACTTATGATACTAAGGATGAGGCCTTGCACATTCTCGATTACTTGGCTTCAACTATAAACAGTAAAAATAAATAAATAGCCCTAGGGTGCGGCGGCTGGGTTGCCGAATGGCAGTAGATGTTAGTTGCGAATAGGAATTGATGAATATTCGTAGCGAAGCCGTATAGCTGATGTCAAGAATCCCCACGCCGCCGCTTTTTATAAAAGGAGGTAGAAAAATGATTGACCACGAGAAATTAAAACAAGCGGTAAAACTGCTGGAAGAAAGCGGCGCTGATTACGCGCTTGGCTATGACTGCGGTGGATACACAAGTTACAGCGCATCTATGATACCAGACCACTGCAACATTTTTGACAGCCTTATGAGAGAGGTCATCATGGGAGCAGCAAGAGTTGTCTATATAAGCGATGGCGGACTGGGCGCTCTGCGAAGCTTAGATAGAATGAGCAAAGCAATTACGCATGCTCGTCGTGAAACACGGTTTAGAGCAGGTGAAGAAAGGGTGGAAAGCGATGATTGATTATAAGAAAGCCGAGCAGGCGGATAAATTGTTGTTGGAAAGCGGTGTCCCGTTTATGCTTGCTTACGATGATACTGCTAAACATATGATTTGCCGGGCGTTCGGTAACTATCCGACACTTAAAGAGTTTATCGTGACGATGATGGTGCAGGCGGTAGTAAACGTGCAGAGCAAATACGGCGAAGAAGCAGCTATGAAGGAATTGATGGGCATGATGACAGAAGCAGCACAACAGTATTGCGAAGAAACAAAGAAAGCAGCAGAGAAACATGAGGTGCTGAATTAATGAAACGCTACCTTGTATGGTGGGAAAGTATAGCGTTCCCCGATATGGGAATGCCGGACGGCGTATACGCTGAATCACCGGAAGAAGCAAAAGCGAAAGCAGAAGCGGAAGCGCCAGAAGAATTTAAGGCGGTCTATTATGTTGACTATGTGAAGGAGGTACAGAAATATGAGTAAAGGTTTAAGCGAATTTATGTATGGCCAGCTTGACGAATTGGAGGAATTGTTTAAGACAAAGCATGAGCAGTATTCCTCCGGCGCAGATGAGCTTGCTAATTTCCGCCGTGGCGCGCTTCTTAACGGACGCGGCGACGATGCAGAGGGAATGTTTGAGGAACTGAAAGCGTATGCAGCAAAGCATATCGCTTTTGTTTATACCCATGATATTCACGGCGATAAAATTGCCGAAAGTCTGAAAGACATTGCCGTATATAGTCTGATTGGCTTATACATGGCGGAGCTGGCGAAGGCTGAGGACGAAGAAACATATAGCCTGGGGCCTTGCCTTGATAGTGCTTTAATCGCAGCTGCAAACAAAAGCATTAAAGCTTTTCGCAATTTACAAAATGAGCTTAATTCTGGCAATTCAGTACAGAAAAGCAATGAGGATGCAGAAAAATGAAATTAACATTTACGATTCCAGGCGAACCGACGGCGCAGGGACGGCCTCGCTTTTCTACTCATGGCGGATTTGCAAAAGCATACGACCCGGAGAAAAGCCGTAACTATAAAGCCTACGTCAAACTGTTAGCTAGTGAAGCGATGCAAAATATAGGGCTGACGCTCACGGAATTGCCGTTGCGAGTAGAGATAATAGCTGACGTGGGTATTCCTGCCAGCAAGTCGAAAAAATTCAAGGAGCAGGCTTTAAACGGCTTGCAGCTGCCGATTAAAAAACCCGATGTTGATAACGTCGCAAAAATTATTCTTGATTCTATATCTGGCATTGTCTATAAGGATGATAAACAGATTGTTAAACTTACAGTTTCTAAAAAATATAGTGATACGCCAAAAGTTGAGGTGAAAATTTATAATGTTGAATAATTGTTTGATACTTGGCTGGGTGAAATTTGAACCGGATGCAAAAGTTATGAAGAACGGCAAAGAGGTATGCACTTTGGAAATACAGTGTGCGCGCCAATATCGGGATAAAGATAATAAGCGCGTTTACGATTACATTTCTTGCCGCTGCTTTATCCCAGGACTGATTAAATATATCAGCAACTACATCACAAAAGGCACGCAAGTTATTGTCGGCGGCCGCTTCCAGACTGATTTATACGTGGATAGAAACGGCAAGAATTCTAAAGCAAGCTATTTACTGCTGGAGCATTTGGAAAGCGTAAAGATTGCGCAAACCACTACGCCTTATCCCCCAAAAGCGGAACAGAAAGACCCGCTCGATGATGTGGACTGGTAAAGAAAATGGATTACTCAGAAGCAACAGACCACGTAGAAAGTTTGTTCTTCGCTAAAAATGCGATTGGCAAAGCGGTTGTTTCTGCCAGGATGCAGCAGAGGGCAGAACGCTTGGAATTTGATATGAGGACCGGCGGCGATTCTACGGCACGCCTTGCGATTCAAGCAGTAACGCCGCTTGCTGCGGTTCGGTGTATTTATCTTGGGCAGGCGTTTTTGGTTTATCAGCCGGAAAAATGGCTGGATGTTATGGAACGTTCGCTTCTCCTATTTCGGCAGCGGTTCGGCGATAAGTCGTATAAGGCGATTCAACACCGGTATGTATACCATTGGACGGTCCGCAAAATCTCCGTTATGGATGAGATTAGCCCGCAGGTGTACGCGCTTCGACGCCGCTCATTCATTGACGGCCTACTCATGCTGGCGATTCAAGAAGGACTATTACGGATTGACATAAACGCCAACAGCTTCCAAAAGGCCAGGGCGGAACAGAAGAAAGAAGGTTAAAGGCAGGCGCACGGCGCTGCCGCTTCCAAACATTAAGAAAACGCTTGCTATTGGTTGGGTACCGTGGTATAATAGCCTTGTCGATAAGCGCAAGCGCCTTTTAAGTATTGTGCTTGTCGGTCCAGCTCTAAAGGCGTAAAGCTGGCACGGATTGAAATATTGTTGATTTTCTTTACAAAATCGCACCAAAAGAAAAGCCCGGTGTTGCCGGGCTTTTTGCTTTCCAAAAATTTGGCCGTTGCGCTGCTTGCAATTCCTGGGCGGCAGCATTTTACGTAAAACAAGAATATTCTGCTCGTATGCCTTTTGCTGCTTTTTCAACATCAGCCAGGCAGCAGCCGCCGCTTCTGCGTCGCTTATGATTTCGGCTGGCGTCTTTCCGCTGGCTTCTTTCTCCAGGCGCTTCAGTTCGTCGCGCAGGTAGTCCCCGTTTAGCACACGGTTCCGCCAGTCGCCGGACTGGCCCCACGGGCCAACGGTAAAGCTTGTACAAACGTGCTCACGCTTGCCAACGTCATAGCTTAAAGTGGTGGGGTCGTACCCGTTCGAATAGCCAGCGGCGCGGATGGCGTCGCGGATGGGGTCAAGCCGCGTGCTTTTCTCGCGCGTTTCCGCTTTAAAAATATCAGTGTAGGCGATATAGCAACGGCAAACGCCTTGCGCCTCTGCGTTTAACGCTTCATCGGCAAAAAACGCGGCGGCAAAATGATTTGCCAGGTCAGCAACGGTGTGCGCCGGGGTGATTCGTGCCACGTGTTCGCGGCATAAGCGCCAACATAACGCGCGGCGCGGTTCCACGGCTGCCAGGCTCGCTTTTATAGCTTTTACTAATTGTTCGGCTTTGCTCATGGTTTTTTCCTCCTTTGGCCTGCCTCATCAGTACCGGGGCGGCCGGTCCCCGGTATACGCCGCGCGGGGCGGCGTTTCGGCTATTGTAACAAGGGCGTTTCCGGGCGGTATTTTAAAAACTCGCTGCCGTGCAGGTCGCGGATTTGTTCCATGGTCAACGCGCGGCGGACTTTCTTTACCCATTCGCCAGCATGCCAGTACCAAAGTTTTTTCTTGCTGGCCCATTTGCAGCCGGCGCCTTTCAAGGCGTCTTTGTTCTCTTTCGTTTCGCCGCCTATCCATAACCAGCTGCCGCAGATTTCAATTTCAAGGCCCTTCAAGCCCATCAGCACGGCCAGGATTTCGGCAAATTCTGCCTGTTCGGCCAGAATTTCGGCGGCCGTTTTATATGTGCCGTCCGCTTTTTTGTTGCGCTGCCACTCCTGGCGGCTTTCGTTTTCGGCAAGTTCAGCAGCGCGCTTGTCGTGCGCTGCGCTCATTGCCTTAAATTCGGCGGCGCTGCCGCCTTTGTCGGGGTGGCAACTCATGCAGGCCTTTTTAAACGCCTTCTTTAATTCCTCAATTGTTTCGCAAGCGGCAAAAATCTTTCTCCAGTCCATTTTCTTTTCCTCCTTTTTTGGTTCCGGGTTGTATTTGGCTTTTAATTCGGCGAATTTCTCGCGGCTGACTTTGGCAACCAGCTTTACAAAACGGCGGCTGCTGTCCCATGTATCATAGATAACGCCATTAACAACGGCTACGGCGTGCTTTGCTACAAAAACAATGTAGCTGGCGCCGGTATCGCAATGCTTTGTAAAGCTGTTGACTGTTTCGCGGCTGGCGGCTTTAACCTCTATACCTAAATCAGCCAGGGCGGCGGTGATGTTCTTTACGGTGTTCCAAGCGGCGCCGCTTTCAAATACCTTTGTTTCAAGCAGCTTTTTAGCCTGCTGGTAGGTTAACGGGGTTGCCGTGCAGATAGCTCTAATTGAGCAATCACCGATATTTTTGTTTTCCGGATTAGCATTATACTTTTCAAAAGTCATTTTCTTATTCTCTCCTTTCGGCTGTTGGCTAGGGCTTCGGACCTTCTGCCTGGCAGCTTTACGGCCCCAGCGGGGCCGCCGTCAGCTTTAATATTTTTGTACGGTCAACCCGCCAAATTCGTTTTGATAGATGGTGTAAAAGTGGCCTTTGATTTCAACGTAGGCCCTTTCAAGATGCCAGGGGAAGTCCGGGTTTTCGACGCTTTCCAGAATTTCGATGTCCTTCAAGCACGGCTGGAAGCCGTATTCACGGTAAAGCGCCAACTGAATCATTTTAGCGTCTTGTGTTTGTTCTTTTTGTGTAGTCATTTTTAGTTCCTCCTTGAATGTATACCGCTATTCGGTATCTGCATCTTGATTACAGTTATATTATAACGTCCTTGATTATGCTTGTCAATACCTTTTTTGATTATTTTTTATTTTTTTTGGTGACAATCACACCGCTATGCGGTATAATGTAGACAACGGATAATGGAGGTGTAAAACATGGATAACAGTAAAGCTATAATCAAGGGGCTAATTGCTATGCGCTGCATGAGTTCGCAGGCATTGGCTGACGGCCTGGGGATTACGGTCCCCGCCGTGCGGAACAAATTGAGCCGTAACAGCTGGGCTATTCATGATTTGGTTAAGCTGGCGCAGGCCTGCGGCGTTCGCCTGGCGTTTGTAGATGATGCCGGGCGCGCCGTTCTGACGTTCCCAGCGCCGCCAGCTGATAGCGACGGCAGCCCCGCAGATGATGCAGAGGTCAAATAACAACATTATAAGAGGATAGCAACGGCCGCACGCTGGCAGATGTTCAGTGCGCGGCCGTTCTTTTTTATTTAGCAACATTTATAATATATTGAGACAGTTCACAAAAAAATAATAATGTATCATTGACTTAATAGCATTTTTTAAGGCATATAATTTATAGCAAGATAATAAATATAATTTAATTGATGATTGACAGATGGATTCTGTTAATCATTTTTTTATTGTCTTTTTCTGGTAAATAATGATTATCTTTTCAATATGTATTGTTTATATATTGTTTACTGATTGTCATTATTAATAATATTAATTATATATACAGTTACAGAGTTTGTAACGAGAATGCGACGAAAATGTTTAAGATTAAAAGTTTATTAGCTAATACAAATACACCAACAAGAGGCAGACCGCCAGCAATAGTCACGCAGCCGCAGACGTTAGAGGAGTGTGCGGCGCTGCTCAAACAGCAGGGCGCAGCCGTTGCCGTCCTGGCTGTGCAGGACCTCCAGGCTTATTGGCTCAAGATTATGTCAGACAATAAAGCCAGCAACAAGGATAAGCTAGCCGCGTCAAAGCTATATGCAGAGAGCATAGGCGCGTTTGACAAGCAGACGCAAGCCAACAAGGGCCCGGCTGTGTATCATTGGGGCGCGGCAGATGACGCAGTAATAGTAAACGATTGTTCAGAAGATGCTACCAAAACATAAACATAGATAGAGCTTTTAACATAATCCTTATTATCGGACGTAAAATATTATCCTGCTGCTGCGGCTGTGCTGATGATTCCAGATGCTGGCGGCGTGGCGGATGATGTTAGCGGCAGGTGTTCGCCTGGCATATGTTACGGCCGTTCCTGCGTGGCTCATGCGGCAGGCCTACCACGTTTTTGTTTTTGGTTGGGTGTTGGTTCTGGCTTTTGTTTGGCGGCGCTGGCGTTGGTGATTTCCCTGGGTTTTCGCAAAAATTGATTTTGGTTCTTGCCTTTTCCTCTGGCGTTGAGTGGGGGTGGGGCCCAAAAATTTCGCAGCCGCCGGGGGAGGTAAATACCAAAAATTACCAAAACGATTTTTTCAAGGGGGTAAACATGGAAAACGTAATACAGATACCATATACTCCACGACCTGCATGGGCGAAGGTACTGCATAAGGAATTAAGCAGACACCGCTTTGCAGTAATCGTAGCACACCGCCGCTTTGGTAAGACCATCGGAATGGTGAATCACCTTATAAGGGATGCTTTACAGAGTGACTTAATCAGCCCGCAGTATGCTTTAGTAGGTCCGTTCAGCGCACAGATGGAAATTATTGCATGGGGACCATTGAAGTATTACACAAGCGTCATAGAGGGCATCAAGGTGAATGAAACTAAAAAGTATGTTGAATTCCCCAGCAAAATACCTGGAGCGCAGGGAGCGAGAATATATATCGTTGGTGCGAATAACCCAGACGCATTACGTGGTACATATTGGGACGGCGTAATACTTGACGAGTATTCGGATATGAAGCCGGAGATGTGGACGCAGATAATCCGACCTGCGATAGAGAACGGCGACAGAAAAGGCTATTGCTATTTCATCGGTACACCTAAGGGGCAGAACAACTTCTATGAGATGTACAAGAAGGCCAAGACAAATAAGCGTTACTTTGCGTATTTGTCGAACGTGTACGATAGCGGCATCTTAGACGCAAAGAGCATAGAAGAACTGAAAGAGGATATGCCGGAGGTAGAATTCAGACAAGAGTATTTGTGTGACTTTAGCGTATCGGCAATCAACGAGCTTTTCAACCTGGAGGAACTAGATAAGGCTTTCAGTAGAGAGCTGACAGAAAAGGATGTTCCCTATGATATGCCGCTGGTGCAAGGCGCTGATATAGCGCGCTTCGGCGATGACAGAACGTGCATATGGCGGCGTAAGGGTTTAATGGCATATGCTAAGCCGAGAATCTATAAGAAGCTGAACACGATGCAGACGGCAGATTATATTGCTTTGGCAATGGATGAAAATAAGGCAGATATGACCTTTATAGACGTTGGCAACATGGGCGCTGGCGTAGTCGACAGATTGCGGCAGATGGGGTACACGGCTTTGAGAGAGATACCATTTCAAGGTGCGGCGATAGAGAATAAGCGCTATGAGAATATCAGAGCAGAGATGTACTTCAAACTGAAAGACTGGATAGAAGATGGCGGAGCTTTGCCGGATGAACCTGGACTAAGAGAAGAGCTTGCTGTCATTCACTATAAGTACTCTAAGAATGGGCGTTTAATACTAACGCCTAAAGAGGAGATAAAAGAAAAGCTAGGACGTTCACCGGACCTTGCAGACGGCCTGGCACTAACATTTGCAAGGAAGGTTCCATTAAGGCAATTAGGATTTGACGATAGAAAGCCTAAAGTGCTGATGTGCAACACAGAATATTCAATTATGGGGGCGATTTAAAAATGGGTGGCATTGCAAAATTATTCGGTGGCGGCAACATGCCGACTATTGAAAAGGTGGACCCGGCACCGACTACCGTTGCGACAAGCAGCGAAGTTGCGGCCGGCAGCGACAGTAACAAGAAGAAACGCAGAGGCTTTTCATCTACGCAGACAAGCACTATTGCTAGTGGCGGCGAAGGCGGCCGTAATACTTTAGGCTAAGAGGTAACAGCTTATGAACTTTCAAACGATAGCGGCGAGCAAGCCACAGGGAACACTTCCTAGTGACGGGGTGCCGCTGAAAAAGAACTTGCCGGACCGCCAACGTTTGGTGCGTAAGCTTAAAAGCATGTACGAGGATAGGCGAGATTGGGTAGACAGATGGAAAGAGATAAGAGATTATCAGCTCCCGTTTGTCGGTGAGTTTGACGATACGGCAGACAAGACCAATTCCGCACGCAGACGTGACTTAAAGATTGTGCACGGGGTAGCTTGGAGAGCGGCACAGGTATTCGCTGCTGGCGTTATGAGCGGACTTACACCGCCGAGCCGCCAGTGGTTCAGATTTGCATATAGACGGCCGGAACTGAATACGAATGTTGAGGCTATGAAGGTGCTTGACACAAGACAAGAGATTGTATCAAGCGTGCTTGCAAAGAGCAACTTCTATAACAGCATCCATACTGTATATCTGGAATTGCCTTTTGGACAGTGCCCGATGGCTATATTCTACGACGCAGAAAACGGCATACGGTTCCAGACAATGACAATCGGTACTTATGCACTTGAAGCAGACGGCTTCGGCAAGGTAACTACTTTTGCAAGAAAGTACGATATGACTTTGCAGCAGCTAGCGGACTGCTTCGGCGTAGACGCTTTGCCCGACAATCTGAAAGGACTGTTAGACAATCAGACCAATCTTACTAAGAAGTATAAAGTCTGCTGGATGGTAGAGCCTAACAGTGATAAGCTGCCTGGCTACATGGACAGACTGAATATGCCGTATAGAAGCGTGTACTGGTTGGAAAAGTCAGAGAGTGACGAATACTTGTATGTTGGCGGCTTTGAAGAAGAAGCAGTACCGGTAGCGCGTTATCTTGTCAGCGGCAATGAGGCATACGCAAGAGGCCCTGCGTGGTTTGCAGAAGGCGACAGTAAAATGCTGCAACTGCTGAAAAAAGATTATCTCACAGCAATAGAGTTAAAGATAAAGCCGCCGATGCAAGGCAGTCCAAGCCTTATGAATAACGGCGGTATTAACTTGATGCCTGGCGGTCTAACAGCCGTAGATGACCAGACGCAAGATATGGTAAAGCCTTTGTTCGCAGTTGACCTTGACTTAAAGGACGCGCAGGAAGAAATTATTCGCGTTGAGGATGCTATAAAGAGAGCATACAGTGCTGATTTGTTCTTGATGTTAGATAACCTTGATAATAGCCGCATGACTGCTAGAGAGGTTATGGAGAGAACGCAGGAAAAACTGCAACAGCTAGGCCCGGTGGTTGAGCGATTGCAGGATGAATTCTTAACACTGATTCTTCAACGTGTGTATAACATCATCGACAGAAGCGGCGGATTTCCTCCGGTGCCGGAAGAACTGCAAGACCTTTTGAGTGAAGAAGATGTAGAAGTGGACTATATTTCACCGTTGGCGCAGGCGCAGAAGATGAGCGGGCTTGTGAATATCGAACAGGCGATAGCACAGACCGGACAGATGGCGCAAGTATGGCCAGAAGTTACGAAGAAGATTAACCCGTTGGGTGCTATTACAAAATACTTTGAAATGCTTGGCGTGCCTGCAATGGCATTGCGTAGCGATGAAGAAGTACAAGAGATGCTTAAACAAGAGCAGCAGGAAATGCAACGGCAGCAGGAAATGCAGGAAGGCTTGGCAATGGCACAGGCTGCGGCTCCTGCGGCAGAGGCGGCCAAAAATCTTACTGCGGCGGCGAATGATTCCAACCCGGCTATTACAAGCTGGCTAGGCGTGCCGGGAGGTTGGGAATAATGAGCGAGCAGTTTAAATATAAATCCAATACAGGCGAGGATAGAAAGCAAGCACTGCTGACAGAGTACATGGTAAGAGAGCAGGCAAGAAGGGATAAAGAAGCCCTACTTGACCTGCTGGGGAGTGAAAGCGGACGCTGGTTCTTGATGCGTATGCTTGACGTAACCAAAGTAAACTCTATGTGCTTTACCGGCAATAGCAAGACTTTCTATAACGAAGGCCGCCGCGACGTAGGCTTAGGCATTATTAAAAGCATTTTAGCACTTGGGCTGCAAGGCATAGGGCTAAAACAGCAGGCTGAAATGGAGTATGCAGAATTCCAACTAAAGCTGCAAGAGCTGGCAGTGGAATATGTGGATAACAACAAGGAGGAATAACTAATGGGCGAGAACGGCGAAAATGCAGTTGTCAACGGCGAAGGCGCACAGCAACAGGCTGAACCCAATACCGCGGCACAACAGCAGCAGACAGAACCGACTACTACTAATGCAACTAATAATACAAGTGCTTCCGGCACTATTGCAGGGAATGGAAGTAATGGGCAAGGCGCACAACAGCAGCCCGGCACAGTGAATTATGACTTTGCAGGAGTAGAAATGCCGGAAGGCTATGAGCTTAGTGCTGATGAGCAAGGACGCTTTGTAGATGTCATTAAGGGCATGAACCTTAGCAACGACCAGGCAAGAGCACTTGCGAAGTACGGCACAGAGTATGCAAGCCGTGTAGTGCAAGGCGTGGAACAGCTCCGCGCGCAGGAAATCGCTAAATGGGGCGATGAGGCTAAGACGGCGTTGGGCGCAGACTTGGGCAAAGTACAGGGCCTTTGTGATACTGCCTGCCGTAAATTGGAGGCGATGTATCCGGGCTTGAACGTGCGTGAAGCGTTAGAGGTTACTGGCGCAGGCAATCAAATAGCTATCGTGAGAGCATTTGCAAAACTTGGTGAACTGCTTGGCGAGGACCCCGGCTTGGCTGCACAAAACGGCGCACAAGGCTTAAACGCTGCGCAAGGCATTGCAGCAAACATGTACCCGAAAACCGACTGGAGCAGGTACAAATAATTTATTAACTTTTAATTGAAAAACAGGAAGGATGATGAAACTATGGCTACTATTGGTTACTCCCAAACTATGAGTGACTTACGAAAGTATTTAACTCCGCAAGGCGCTATTGACCGCGTTATGGAAGTGCTTAACGAATCCAATCCTATTATGGAAGATATTCGGTGGATGGAAGGCGATTTGCCGATTGGTACTAAAACTACTATTCGTGCCAGCCTGCCTTCTCCGTCTATCCGTCGTATTAACCGCGGTACTTCTCCGACTAAAGGCACTGTAAAGCAGCGCATTGATGTATGTATGCACTTGGAGGACCGTTCCTGCGTGGACGTTGAATTGCTTTCCGGCAAACCGAATCCGCAGGCTTTCCGTATGGCAGAGGATGATGCACACGTAGAAGGCATGGGCCAATACGTCGCACGTCAATTCTTGTACGGCAACTTAGATGAAGACCCGGACACTTTCAATGGTATTGCGGTACGCTACAATACTTTGACCGACGGCGGCAAAGGCACTCCAGGCCACCAGGTGATTTCCGCGGGTACCCCTGGTACCAACACCAACGCTTCCATCTACTTCGTAGATTGGGGCGACAGACGTGTAATGGGTGTATATCCTAAAGGCACCCAGGCAGGCTTGAAGACTGAGGACTTGGGCGAAAGTGATGTGTACGACGAGAACAACAAGCCGTTCCGTGCATTGCAGACCTTGTACTCTTGGAAGTGCGGCTTAGCGGTACAAAATGTTCGTTCTATTGTGCGCGTGTGCAACATTGATGTCCAAAAGCTTAACTCTTTGACTGACAGCGCACAACGCGAGCTGATGAATAAATTCATCTTCGCAAAGAACCGTCTGCAAGACCCGAAAGCGCCGGTTGCGTATGTATCTGACGGCGTATACTCTTGGTTGGAGTGCTATCTGAACAACAAAAACAATGTTCATGTTACCCGTCAAGACTTCATGAACGCGCCGCCTAAGCTGTACCTTGCAGGTATTCAGATTAAGAAACTTGACTGCCAGAGCGAAACCGAAGCGGCAGTCGTGTAACCGGAAGGAGTGAATAACAATGATTTTTGACCAGCAAAATATGTACATGGACAATTCCTTGACCAGCAATGTAATTGCGAACGTTGGCGGCGGTGATGCGGCCGACCCGTTATTTCTTGTTATCACTGCGCCGACCGCCTTAGCTACTAGCGGCACTATCACTGCGGCGCTGGAAACTTCTGACAGCGAAAGCTTCGGCACTAAAACTGTTGTGGCGACTTATACTCTTGCTGCCAGCAAAAAGGGTATTTTGGTTGCAGCAAAACTGCCGTATGGCATGAAGGCTTTTTCCAGACTGACTGTTACCGGCGCAAGCGGCGGCAAACTGACTGCTGGCTTGACTGAAACTGTTCCGAACTGGCCGGGCTGATTTAGTACTTTAAGGGGAGGGCGAAAGCTCTTCCCTTTTTTAATAATCAAGGAGGAATAGTTAAAATGCTTAACATTACCGATGTATGTAATATGGCGCTGGCTCATATCGCCAAAGGCCGTATAAGCAATATAGATGAGCAGTCGGAGTTGGCCAGACAGTGCAAACTGTTTTATGAGCCTACCCGCAAAGAGTTATTAAGGAGCTACACTTGGGGATTTGCAAAGCGCGTGAGCAAGCTTGCAGAACTTAGTATCGAATCTCCGTACTGGTCCCACGTTTACGCCTACCCCGAAAAGTGCCTTGCTGTGCGCAAGATATTTGACGCTGACACCGGCGCAATGATAAGGGCAGGCGAACAGCAGCAGGAAGAGTGGGACTTATATATGGCAAGTGACAACGTGCTTGGTATAGGCTGCAATATCCCTGCTGCGTGGCTTGAATATACCTATGACGTTGACGATGTGGAAATGTTTTCAAGTGATTTTTTGAGCGCGTTTACTCATATGCTGGCGTTTAATATCTGCGTACAACTGTCCGGCAACAGCGGCTTGCAGCAGACACAGTATCAGCTTGCAATGTCGGCATTACAGAAAGCGAAGTATACCACGGCAAGCGAAAAGAAAGAGTTGCCAGACTACCCGAGCAAATACTTTGACGGGAGGGCGTAATTATGGCTAGTGGGTTAACACCTTATTATTTATTGCAGCCTGCGTTTACCGGCGGCGAAATCAGCGCCGAAGTTGCAAACCGCGTCGATTTAGATAAGTATCAGTTTGCGGTCCTGCAAGCCTATAACTGCCTTATCAAGCCGCACGGCCCTATTTATCGCAGACCGGGCATGAAGTATATGGCACGAACAAAGTATAGTGACAAAGCGTGCATCCTGGTACCGTTCAACGGCGCAGACAATACCGACTATCTTTTGGAGATTGGCGAAAAATATATAAGAGTGCATAAGAACGGACTTTATATAAACATAGAAGTCGTAACACCATACACGGCGGATATGCTGCAAGATTTGAGATTTGTACAAAGCGCAGACACTATGTTTATTGCAAGCGGCAAATATCCCGTGAAACAGCTTGCAAGATATTCAGACACTGACTGGCGTTTTGCTGATTTTGAAATTACGGATATGTATTTCGACGAATCAACTTCACTTGAAAATTATAGCGGTATAAGCTATACAGTGCCTGGCACTTATCAATTTCAACCGAATGTTACCGGTGAATATCAGATTGATATAGCCGGTGCAGGCGGCGGTGGCGGTGGCGGCGTTAGATATTCAAACCCGGGTAATCACGGACACCATTA